CCAAAAACGCGCAGCGCCGTCCAGTTCGATACCAGGCAGGTTCCCCGGTCAAAAATCAAGACAGCCAGCTACAACCCGCGCGCGATCTCGCAGGAGGCCCAAAAGAAACTCTGGGCCAGCTTGGACAAGAACGGGCTAGTTGAACCACTGATCTGGAACGCGCGGACCGGGAACCTGGCGGAGGCCATCCGGTCGGACAGATGCGAGCATGTCTGGGGGGAGGTGCTCAACGCCCGTGGCGACTCGATGACAAGGACGATTGAGGCCCTGCGAAATTCCGGCTATGTCAATGACGCTGACAATCTCGAGATGGTATCGTCTTCCAAGGAGAGTTGGGAACGGTACGCCCGTGACACGTTCGAGGCCCACGCCCGGGTAATACCGCCTGAAAAGCTTAGATTCCTCCAATACGTGACAGCCGAAAGTCGCCCCTGGTGGTCGGCGCAAGCCAAGAGGGGAGCGATCCTGCTCTGACTCACCGGCATTAGATATGGCCGACAGCACGGCGCAGCTGCTTTCCAACCACGCGGAGCAGCTGAAGCGCATCCTTACCAAACACAAGTCGGGAAAGAGCTTAACTGCCCAGGAACTAAAACTGATTGGCGGCGGAGCGGATTCCAGGCCGACCGATCCGAGATCCTTTGACTCGATCGGTTCGGCGTCGGCGGCAATGAAGGTCCCGGTGGCGACCCTGAGGTGGGCCAAGCGCCAGGGGGCACCTGGCTTTCGCGGTTCCAGGGTATATCCAGAGGAATTAGCACCTTGGCTTTGTGCGCGCGAGGACAAGGGCGGCGGCCTGGATGATAGGGATAAACACGCCCTGGAGTGCCGGCGGCTGCGCCAGCGAATAGATCGGGAGGCCTTCGAGTTCGAACGGGAGCGCGGCCAATGGATACGAGTCGAGGAGGTTGAGACTTTTGTAGGGGAACTGGCTCAACTCATTCGCACGACCCTCCGAAATAAACTCCGGAATGAGTTACCTCCGAAACTCGAGGGGCTGCGCGCGGCGGAAATGTCGGCCAAACTGGAATCTTTTCTGCCTGACCTGATCGAGTCATTGCGCAAGCCGTTACCGGTTCCGGTGCCGAAGAGGGACTGACAATGGCGGACATGTGGGGTTTATGGTCGGGGGCGTTTCCGCGTGCGGACGAGCGGGAAATATGGGACTGGGCGGCGACCGAAGGTGAGTTGCCTCTGGTCTATGCGGTGACAGGAAAACTCGACATTGAAACTTGCCCGATGATCAAGGAGCCGCTTCGGGCTCTCCGTAATCCGGCGATCCGTAACGTCGTATGCATGTGCGGCGTGCAGTGCCTCAAGACGCTGATTGGAGAGCTCTGGCTTTTATGGAGTATCGTCAACGATCCAGGCCCAACACAATGGCTGCACCCGGACAACGTTGAGGCGCGTGAGCATGCGCTTGAGCGGTTCCTCCCGCTTATCGAAAAGTTCCCTGCGGTGCATCGATTTTACACGTCCAACCGGTTCGACAAGCAGACATCATTCATTCGGTTCCGACACATCTTCCTTCGGATGGAAGGCGCCTACGAGTTGGGAAACTTGCAGCGCAAGAGCATCAAAAACCAGATGCGCTCTGAGATCTGGCAAGTGGACAAGTGGAAACCTGGCCGGCTAAAGGAGGCTGATTCAAGGCTAACTCAGTATGTCCACAACTCGAAGACCTACACAGAAAGCCAGCCTGGATGGGACAAGGTCTACTGCGAGGACGACATGCATGCGGCCTATGATGCTGGCAACCAAAACCAGATCCATTTTGCGTGCTTGTCATGCGGAAAGCTCCAGCCATTTCACTGGGATTTCCAACGGACTGATGGAACCAAAGCGGGCTTGCGGTGGGAGGTGAGTGAGCGGACACGGAGACCAGATGGTCAATGGCGATGGGGGGAGCTGGCGCAGACGGTCCGCTATGAGTGCATTCACTGCGGGCATATTCACATCGACGAACCGATCACGAGGCGGCGCATGACGGCAAGCCTCCAACACGTTCCGCAGAATCCCGATTCCGATCCGGCAACAGTGAGCTTCAACTGGGGACAATTGGCCATGGCCAATCTGTCGTGGTTCGAAACGAGGCTTGGCGGTGTAAAAAACTATCTTCTGGCCAAAGCTGCCGCGGAGAATGGTAACGACGGGCCGCTTCGTGATTTCGTGATGAAGGTTTTGGCTATCCCTTACGACCCATCGAAACACGGGGCATCACCGACGATGGAGACGATCGAGCTTGCCGGCGAGAAGGAACCAAGGCCGGGGCAGCCGATTGAACATGATGGGATCAAGTTCGACAATCGGCTGATGTCTGTGGACGTCCAGGCAGACCACTTTTGGCTTCTCGTTGAGGCGTGGTCGGCCAAGGGAGACTCCCTCACGTTGCATTTCGAAAAAGTGTTTAGTTGGGACGAGGTAGCGGAGCGGCAGCAGCATTTCGTTGTTGCCGACCAGGATGTTTCAATCGACATCTCGCACCGGACCCAGCAGGTCAAAACTCAGTGCGCCAGACACGGGCATTTGATCCAGGTCGGCCAACGCAAGGCCTGGGTGTGCTGGCGGGCAATGCGAGGGAGCGACCAGCCGCATTTTATTTGGGTGCCACGCGCTGGCCGAGACCGCGGAAAGCGGATTCAGCTGCCCTACACGTGGCCACCAGAGGTTGGTGACCCCTGCTTCGGCATGCCGCTGAACCATCCAAACCGGAAAGAGTTCGCTGGGAAACGCTGCCAAATCGTCACATGGAGCAATCCGACAATCAAGGATATCGCCATCGCTCGACGGGATGGGGCAGTGGCGTCTCGGAATCTCGTCATGCGCGGGGAATGGAACGCCGAATTTAACCGGCAAATGCATAGCCAGCGCAAGGTCCCGACGCCGGCAAAATATGGCGGGGACCGCTGGAAATGGGTCAAATTTCGCGACGACCACGGACTAGACTGCAAGTGCATGTGCATAGTACGGGCGATTCAAAAGCAATTGCTTGCGCCAGATGCCTCGGGATCCTCAGATGCACCAACCGACGGCGAGGATGGGCACGCTGTAACTTGACTAAAGGCCATGGTTTGTGGCCCTGAATCCATTTCTCGGTGAGACCCGCGCCAACTTAGAGTCGTGGTTGGCAATTGCACGGAAGGATCTTGCCTTGGGTAAAACGGTGTCCTCCGCGGGCGCGGGCGACGTCAACACGGCAAACCAAATCCAAATGACGCCGCTTCAGCGGATTGAGCTATTGCTTCGGGCGCTGAATAGCATCGACCCCGTCACCTACCCGGCAACGTCGATTCGCCGCGTTACTCGGACTCAGGTCACCGTCTATCCGGTGGAGGCCTACAGGTGAAACCAGTCGTGTTATACGGACCCAAAGGGCAAAAGCTGACCCTTAACAGTGGGTCCAACCGGATGATCGGTCCGGCTACTGTGACGCGGGACCGGCGTCAAATTCCGTTGCTGAACGATGACTTCCACCGGAACCTATCGGCATACGGCAGGACGCTTCTTTTAACGCTGGGCCGGCATGTCTACTGGGCCAGCGGAGCGGTCCGCGGAGCGGTCGAGGATTTTGCCACGTATGCTTCGGGAAGCTTCATGTGGGAAAGTCGCTCGGCTGATTCGGAGTGGCGCAACCTAGCCGAGGGCAAGCTCTACTTGCACGACCGCTTTTGCGACATCTCCGGGCCGCCGCATACTATGCGCACATTCCGGAAAACCTTGGTTCGAGCTCAATATCTCGACGGTGATCTTGGAGTGATCTACGTGCGCGACGACGAAGGCCGGCCATACATGCAGGTGATTCCATCTCACCGTATTGCCTCGTGTGGAGTGAATGTAGAGGGCGGGCCGTGGGATGGGGCGCGAATTATCGACGGCGTTATCGTGGACGATTACAACCGCCCGATGGCGTATCGGGTGCTGACCGGCGCAGCCGGAGACCTCAAGGAATACATTGATGTCTCAGCCGGCAGCATGGCGCTGTTCTTTCAAGCATTGGTGCCTGGGCAACTCCGCGGAGTGTCTCTTTTGGGGGCGAGTGCTTGGGACGTGCAGGATCTTACTGAAAGCAAACGCTGGGAACTCCTTGCCCAGAAGGCTGGGGCCGGACGGGTCTTTCAGGAATGGAACGAGGATGGAGAAGCGCAACCTGGGGCCGACCATATTGACGCTCCGGACGCGTCGGCGCCAGGCACCGCGTCTGGAATGTGGCGGGAGGTCATCGATGCCGGGATCAACACGTATTTTAAGAGCTCAGACATCGGAGCACGCATCGAGGCTGTCAAGTTTGACAGACCGTCTTCGAATCAGCAGGCGTTTGTTGCCCAGGTATGGCGGGAAGCCATGGCCGGGGCCAGGCTTTCCGTGGATTTCAACCTTGATTTAACACGCATCGGTGGCGCTCCGTTGCGCGTTCTAATCGACAAGATCAACCTCAACCACCAGGACAATCAGCAGGAGGTGATTGAGCCGGCGTGCAGACGCTTTGACTTTTTTCGGCTTGGCGCGTTCATACAGCTTGAGGAGCTGCCAATTGTAAATGATTGGTGGTCCTTTGAGTATCAGCCCGGTGAACGACTGACGGCTGATAAGAAATACGACTCGAGCGTCAGCGCGGAACAGATCCGCATCGGAGTTAAGACCCGATCACGCGCGGCCATGGAGCTCGGAGAGGCCCTGGCTGACGTCCGCGATGCCAGGGAACGGGAGGCCGATGATCTCTTTGCAAGGGCCAGTCGCATCTCAACGAAATATCCGGACATCCCGCTTGATGTTATTCTGTCGCGGTTGGAGACGGATTCCCTCAACCCAACGACATCGGCGTTTCAACCGTCCGGAAAGGAAACGGCAGACAATTCCGAGGATCAAAGTGAAAACACGACGGAAAGTGAGGATGCATGAAATTGGCCTATCTGCTTGAACAGGTTTTTTCCCAGCCTGCCCTGATTCTGCCGGAGGCCCATGCGGCGATCCGAAAACTCCTCGAGGAGAGATTGGATGAGGCTGCGCTTTTTTCCCCAGAGGCGGCGCAACGGAAAGGAACCTACTGCGGGAGCTCGGTGAATCTGCCTTCAATGGAAATCATTGACGGGATCGCCCACATTCCGATCGGTGGTGCCGTCGGACAAAAACTTTCCGGCTTTGCCAAGTACGCGGGAGCCGTAGACGTGGCGGACGTCGCCGTAGACATTACTGAGGCCGAGGCGGATAACGCCGTGAAGGGCGTGCTATTCGATATCGATTCCCCTGGGGGCATGGTCACCGGCACGCCGGAGCTTGGCCAAGCCATCTTGGACATGAAAAAGCCGCGCATTGCATTCACCAACGGCATGATGGCTAGCGCGGCTTATTGGATAGGCGCATCCACGGAAGCCGTCTTTGCAACACCAAGCGCGCAGGTCGGATCGGTTGGAGTGTACATGCCGGTCGTTGATGTCTCCGGCTGGTATGGGCAGCAAGGCGTCAAGGTCGAACTCATCAAGGCCGGCAAGCTGAAGGGTATCGGATACCCCGGAACGACTCTTTCAGAGAGCGCGAGAGAGCATCTCCAGGCGCGGGTGAATCAGATTTACTCAGACTTTAAGGGGCACATTCGTGCCAGACGTGGCGACATCGCGGATGATGCCATGCAGGGACAAACCTTTTACGCCAGCGACGCAGCTACCCTCAACCTGATCGATGGCGTAGTGAAGAACAAAGCCGAAGCGGTTGACTTCCTGAAAGAAGTGATCGCAATGCAATGATTGCCGAGACTGCAATCTTAAATCCGACACCAGTCGCTCATCGCGGACCGAAGCTAGCGATGCCAAGCGTCTGGCCTGCCGATTTTCTAAAACGGGCTCCAGTTCACACCGAGCCTCAAGCAAGACTTGACTCGCAATCAAACACCAGACCGAAACAAAATGAACTTGCAAGAAACTCTCTCAAACCTTCCTGAGCGGATCACCCAATCAGTGAGGGACATTTTAGGCGTCAAGGAAGACGCGAGCGCGGCAATCAAACGCGCCGAAAATGCCGAGGCAAAGGTCGCCAGCCTGCAAGATGAACTTGCCGCAAGCCTTGTCAAGTTGGCCAAAGTCGAAACTGAAGCGAAATCGGCCCAAGAAGCGGTGTCCAAGAAGGATGAAGAAATCGCAAAACTCCAGGCAGCCGCAAAGACGGTCGAGGAAATCGCCGCCAAAAAGGCCGCAGAAATCGCAGCTTCAGCTGGCCAAAGGCCGGTGCAAACAAAAGACGGTGGGAGTATCGGTCAGGAAACGGATATTCTCACTCGAATCAATCAGATTTCCGATCCGCTCGAGCGCGCCAAATTCATCCGTGCCAATCGTGCTGCGCTCCGGTCGGCTCACGCAAAGAAACCTCGTGCATAATATCGCAGGAAATTCTCCGACACGAACACCAGAATAAGTCCAAATCATGGCCAACGCGCTCACAAACACCACCGACACGATCATCACGGATGCTGCGATTGAGGCATTCGATGCAGCGATTGCGCCATTGCGCGCCTTTGCCGTGAACGCATCCCCGGAACCCGCCCAACGCGGTGACAAGGTCAAGGTTCTTCAGATCCCTTTGCAGGACGCTGGTGGGGATTTCGTCGCTGCCAACGGTTACGTCATGCAAGACGCGGACGCGACCGGCCTTGATATCACGCTCAACAAGCACAAGTACGTCTCCTGGGCGTTGACCGATCAGGAAATCGCCATTAATCCCCAGGTGGACATTGAAAAGTTTGGGCGGCAAAAGGGCTTCCAGCTGGCCAAACTGGTGATTCAGGATATCTGGAGCCTGATCACCAACGCGAATTTTGGCGCGGCGGCATTTACTGGCGCCGCTGGAACGTTCGACGCAGATGACGTGGTGGATATCAGGACGGTTTGTGCCACGGCTGACTGGCCTGAGATGCTTCGGAGCCTCGTGCTCAAAGAAACCTACGTCGGGGCATTGCTCAAGGATAATGCCATCCAGGACAGCAGCGCCTCCGGAATGCCGGAGGCGATTCAGGACGGAGCGGTCAACCGTATTTCTGGGTTTGATTTGTTCGAATCCACGCTGATTCCGGCCAACGGTGAAAACCTGGTCGGGTTTGCGGTATGGCCCAGCGCGATCCTTGTTGCCATGCGGTATCTCATGCCGCAAGAGGGCAACAAGTATTTCCAGGCCGCCCCGATTACTGCGCCCGACGGAAGCGGATTCACACTCGGCTTCCGCGATTGGTATGATGAAAACTACGGACAACGCCGACGGGTGCTGGAGTGCATCTATGGTTATGCAAAGGGCGACGGGGCGGCACTGAAACGCCTTGTCAGCGCCTAACCAGCTTCCAATCAGGACCTAGATGAAACAATTCATCGTCATCACACACACCGGAACCAAGTCGGTTGTTAGCGGTCCGCATTCCGATTACGAAAGGGGTAGGAAGGAATTCCTGTCGATTGTTGAGAAGAACAACGCCCTGAACGCCTCGGGAAAGCCGGGTGATGTTGACAGGGTTGAGCTTTGGGATAGCGCGACCGGCGTCAGGAAACGGGCCAAATTTTTGAACTCAAGCCAGGTGACCGCGATTAAAAAGGCCAAAGAGCTTGAGGCGAAGATCGCCGAACAACAGCAAACCGAGAAAGAATCCAAAGGCAAGAAATGAACACCATCCGATCAATCAGCGCAGTTTTTCTTTCGGCTCTGGCCATGGTGGCCAGTGCTTTGAATCTTTCAGCGGCAAGCTTTCCAGCGGGCGTTGGCATCGGTGGCGATTTCAACGAGAATGCCGCAGGATTCGGCGGGAAGGGAGTCGCGACAACTGTTGTGGGTAGCGTTGTCTCAAATATCTCCTGGTTCATCACAAGCGCAAGGGCGGTCGGCTATCCGCGCGTAACTTATGCCGACTACACGACAACCCTCGGCGCATCGGGAAATCTTACGTTCTACGTTTGCACCAACTCCACGACGATCACGAACGTCGCCGAGGCGAACACCAACAGATTTTTGGTGAACAACACCAACGGCTTTTCGCCAAATGATTTTGTGGTCGTCCGAAATGTGGCCGGGGATTCCTACCAGTTCGGAGTGATCTCGAATGCGGCGGCCAACGCTTACACCATCGAGACATACCAGAGCACGACCAACGCGGCAGCGGTCGGAGACATCATCTACGAAATGACCCCGGCAGGAAGCTTGAGCACTGGAGGCAGCGAAGGCGCATCGATAACCAAGGCCTTTTCGAGTTCCGGCGGCCTATTCTTTGGAAGACCCAACTGCCCATTGCTGATCACGGTAACGGGGTCGAACGCCCCGACAATCAACCTGATCGCTGGCGATTATCTCAGGCATAGGTGAGGATTAGTGGGTTTCTCAAGGAGGCCGGGCCGGCTAAATCCGGTTCGGCCTTTTTGTTATGATCATCGCGCACGAAATCCAACGCGGGCTCATTGAACTGGAGGACGCCTGTAGCCTTACCGGCAATGCGCTCCAGATGTTCATTTGGAAAGGGGTCAACGTTCCATGCGTCCCGACGGCGATCGGTCGAGGTGTCCAAATCGATACGCATGGGAACACGATCGAGATCGATTTGATCTTGTTCGTGAGACTCGGATCATTTCTCACCGCGGATTCCACCTTGGTAACGGTAGACTCCGACCTTTACACCGCGGATCAAGATGCGCAAGCGGAAGGGCGGCGCCCATTGTCCGGACTGACGCTAAGCTTCCGAGGTGTCACCTATCGCATCATCACAGCAAGAGAATCGCTCGGACACGTCGAATTAACCCTGGCAGATCCGGCATCAAACAAATGAACCGAATACTTTCTGCCATCCTGTTGTTTGCTGCGCTCGCTATCGGGAACGGAGCGACGATCTACCCTATCAACATTGGGACATCTCCGAACGATGGCACCGGAGACACGCTGCGATCTGCATTCTCCAAGGTGAACAGCAACTTTACTGAAGTCGCAGCGATCCTTGCAACCAACGGAGTTGGAGGCGTAGGCGGGGGCGTCGCCAGCAACGCAATCGCGATGCTTAACGGAAAAGGAACCAACACGACAATCACAAACCTTTTCATTGAGGGCAGGGCGTATTTCACGAACGGAGCGTCGTTTTTTCATTTGTTCTCCGATGACTCAATCACGAACGGTGTAGAATGGGTTCAGGATGGGCCGTTGCGCTTCGGTCCCAACTCCTCCGGCAACTCGATAGAAATCTACACAAACAACGCGTTGCAAGTGGACGACGGTGCATTCCTGAACATTGGCTCGGCATCTGTCGGAATCACGGCACAAGCCGTTCTAAGATCTTCAACCAACAGTTTCATTTCCGATTACAACCTGACCGGCGAAAGCAACCGTGTGCGCTGGCCGTGGGATCCTACCGCAAACCGAACAAACAAGCTGATGCGACTAAAGGATCTCGGGGACACTTTCAACCCAGGGGCGGCGAATCATTGGTCTGTGAGGATAGATTCCAGAACGAACTATCACGCACAGAATCTGGCGGCAAATCGGACCTACTCGAGCAATTCCTTTGACGGGCTCCTACAACAGGTGTTCTACGAAATCGGCCATGGCGGACATCTGCACATCTACGCCAATCCGTACTACTCAGGCGGCTACGTGGTCAGCAACACGATCGTGGTCACAAATTGGGGAGTGATTACCGGCGACGGCAACCCATCAACCGTCATCCGGTCGGCATCGAGCCTGACCGGACCCCAGTTCCAGATCGGCACTCCGACTGTTGGCGGAATCGTTCGGTTCAAGGATCTGCGCTTCGAGGGAGGCGCAGCCGGAGCAACTGGAGTCGGCGTCAAGATCGTCGATTGTGCCGAGCCGGTCTTCGATTCATGCGAGTTCAATTCATTCCAATTCGCCGGGATCCAGATCAACAACACAACTGCGAACCACTGGAGCTATATCAACAACTGCTGGTTCGTGCAGGGACACGCGGCGTCTCATGGAATCCTAATCGACAAGACGCCATCCGATGCAACGAGCCAGAATCTGCTGATTTCCGGCTGCATATTTGGGGCGAACCTGGGGGAGATGATTACGGTCAGCAACCGATTTCGGAATATCACGATCTCCGACAACCTGTTCCGGCTCACAGGTGGGAGCTCGACATATGGTCTGCGGCTGTTCGCCGGCGAGGGCTACACGATTACAGGAAACAGATTCCAGGATTGGCGCGGCGTCGCTCCGATTGTTTTCGAGGACCGCTCTTCAGTGACGAACTATTCGAGCATCGTTTCCGATAACGTCGCATGGGACGTGGCTGGGGCAAGCGATCCAAACCCAATGATCTACGTCGGAACAAACGTTCAGGGGATCCTGATGGTTGGAAACTACAGCCCGCGCGGCTCGATTCGGACGTTGGCTGGAACCAATGGATGGATGGATTCATTCGACTCGGACGGAGGTCGCGTTGGAACAAACTACGTGCGGCAAATCCACATGGCCGGCGGTCAATCAACAAACACTCTGCTGTTTCTGGACGGCGGAACGAATGTCGGAGCGGCAGCTATCGGCGCCGGATTGACGTTTTCAGGAGGAACGCTGAGTGCTCCTAGCGGGGCCGCGTTCAATACGAACCAGTTCGAAATCGTAGCTGCAACAAACAACATCAAGGCGGGCGCGATGGTGACGAACCTGAATGCGATCTACATGACCAACCGCGCCGACTTTACCAACGTCGGCAATGTGCTGATCGGTTCATCGCTTCGGGCTGCTGGTGCATCGACGTTTGGGGGATCGCTTCAACTGATTGGCGCGCTGGATATTCTCGGCTCGCTGACGGATACCAGCACGAACATTATTTCGCTTCAAACTGAGGACGTTTCTCCAAACGGAAACGATTTCGTTTTGACCGAGGACATCAGCACTGGGCGACTGAAGAAGTCGCAACTTGCAAACCTTCCATCCGCTGGAACCGGCAGCGGTGCGAACCTTGGCAGCGGAACGGCTGCCTGGTTTGCTGGCAAATCCGGAAGCACCTACCAATTCAACACCGTCTCCAATAGCGACGGAACGGTTCTAATCGTGAGCAATAACAATACGATCACGATGTCCGCAACGAACATCAACACGCCTCAACTCACGGACGATGGTGTGACGTATGCGAAGATCCAGAACGTGACGGCATCGAGAATCATCGGACGCGGAAGCGCCGGGGGCTCTGGCGATCCCCAGGAAATGACAGCCGGCAATGGATTGACCATCAGCGGAACGGCAATCGGTGTCACCGGAAACAGCGTGACGCAAAAGGTGGAGGTCGTGAAAAACTCCGGGGCTGTCGTCTCGACGCGGAAGCAGCTCAACTTCATCGAGGGAGCAAACACGACACTGACGATCACCGACGATTCGGGCAATGACCAGACAGACATCACGATTGCATCGACCGGTGGCGGAGCTGGATCGAGCAACTACGTCGCGCTTTCTGCCGGCCAGCTTACTGTCACGAATGGAATTTACGCGGTGACCAATGGATGGTCACGGCCAGGAACAAACCTGCTCGCAAGCGGATCGGGGCGCTGGGTCATTGCGTTGCTGAGCCAGACATCTGAGCCGACGAACATCGTCGTTTATCCGGGCGCCGCGGTGACGCAGCTTGAGATTTGGGCGACGAACGGGACGGCGGTCAACCTCAGGGTCGAAACAAACGGATCCACTTTCCCGGCTGCGTGGTATATCGGTGGAATCCAGACGGCCATTCCTACCAACGGGATCACGCTCGTCGATGTGTGGACGAACAGTCTCGGGACAAACGTCTGGGTCAGGCCGGCAAAGGACCTTGTGCTGATTCCAACAAACGGAGTGCGCACCGCAACCAACTACATCGCAAACGAAGTGCAGATCCTGAACAGCGGCTATTTCACCGGAAGCTCGACGAACATCGGCACAGCATACGTGAGCGGAGGATTCACGGCTGACATATCGAGTCAGGTGAATGGCTATGAGCGCGTTTCAACCAACGTCTTCGCTAATAATCTCCTGCTCACCAACGGCTATGGCCGCATCTCATCGACGCTGAGCGGGACCGGAGGAGCAAACACCAACTTTGCTCCGAGTGTTTTTGATACAACAGTCTACATCGACGGCGGAACGACGAACGTCAACTTCGGTCATTGGCAAACGAACTCGATCCTTTGGACGTCCGCGACGGCATACAATCCGCGATACATCATCACAAATCTCACGGCTACATCGCGAACGGTCAGCTTCGGAACAGCGACCAATCGATTCTTTTTCCTTCAAGGCTATGACGGCATCGGGACAACTATCACTCTGACGAACAAACAGACAGCGTTCGTTTCAACAGAAATCATCGGCTCGAACGTTTACCTCGCATGGAAAGTGTTCACAAACGGCTTCTGATTGTCGCATTGCTGTGCGCCATCAACGCCATCGCTGTCGCGCAACTCGGCAATCCAGCCTGGCTTGCGAGCTTGAAGAGCTCTGGCGGCGGTGGCGGTGGAGGTCCTACGTATTTGCTGAGCGAATCGTTTGAGGGCACCGGATACGAGAACAGCGGGTGGAGCGAGACCGGAACACCGAACGAGGACGACGCGTCGTCACCGCTGCAAGGGTCGCAAAGCTACTCGTGGACGAGCGGGAACAATCACTCGACGAAAACATTCTCGGGCTACAGCACGCTTTACATCTATTTCCAGGTCAATCTAAGCACGCTGTCTGATTACAAGTATCTGATTCAAATCCAGAACAGCAGCTTCAATGACACTTGCACAATCACCACAGGCGGATCGGGTCATCTCCTCTGCTATCATGGGACGGTCCAATCCGAAGGCACGTTCACAATGTCCGCGTCCACGACGTATCATGTCTGGGTGGACTGGATCAAAGGGACCGGCGCCAACGGCACGATGCAACTTTTCATCGCCAGCAGCGGCACGCGCCCTGGTAGTCCTGACATCAACATCACGACTGGCAACGGGGCGGTGACGGAACGGATCATCATCGGTCCCGACGCCGCTGGTATCGTCGGCAAGCTGGACCGTCTGCTCATCGACGACGTTACAATCGGGAGCAATCCATGAGGCTGATCCTGTTTCTCATTCTGTTTCCGCTGGTTGCTGGCGCGCAACTCTCAGTGAACGTGTTCACGGACATGGAGAATTCCACGGACGGAACAATCCTGACTGGAACGATAGCGTCAAACGGGTCCCATGGAGGGTCTGGAACATGGGCAACGGAGAAGGACGGCACGTTGGGCGGAACACTGACCGAGTTCCGCGTGCGCGCCAATGCCGAGGCCGAGGCGACACTGCGCGGTCCGGTGTCCGCCAACTCGACCACCTACACCGATTCGGGTTCAACGCGCGGATGGAAGATGCACAATACCGCGATATGGGAATTGCTCCGCTATACGTTCCCGGCGACAACGAACGCAGTGAGCATCGGATTTGCGTGGAAATTGCTTAACGGGTGGAAAGCAGGTTTTGAGAGCTACGATCTCGCTGGAATCGAAACCACTGGAGGAGATTTTGCGCTCCTCAATATGTTCGATCACACATCCACGATGAAGATCGATTTGCACACCGGAGGATCTCCCGGCACTACCGCCGAAACTCCAGTCAATACAAATCAGTGGTATTGGGTTACAATGAAATTGGACGTGAACGACAAGGCATACATGCGCGTTTACAACATGTCGACATGGCTCACTCTAGTGAACACAAACCTTGCTCTTGGAGCGTCACCCGGCAAATGCCTATTCGCATTCGTTGGGCGTTACGACAACCACGGCTCATCTACCGCCGACGCCTATCACGTCTATGACGACTTCTTGATCGATGAGACCGGAGCAAACTTTCCGTTGCTTCCACCGGGCGCGACAATCACGGCCAGCTCGGTGTCGCGAACGGCGTTTGACGAGGCATACACGAATGCGGCAAGCGGAGGAAGCCGGCAATATCAGGACACGATTCTTCTTCCGACCGGCAGCAACTCTTGGTCTAGCGGTTACACGATAAGCAAGACGCTCACGATTTCTGGAAGCGGCAGCAACGGAAACCAGACCGTTATCCACTTCGCCGCACCGTCGGCGGAAGCGGAGCTGTTTAGCCTGAAGTCCACATACTGCTCGGTCAGCAACCTTCAACTCCGCTCCGTCGATGTGGACAACGGCTGGCTCGTGGTTGTGCATTCGAACTGGAGTCGCGTGCGTGACGTGCATTTCATCATGGGGCTATCTCCGACGATCCAATATGGGTTCGGGCTCGTCTACAACTGCACGTTCTACAATGGGACGCGCATGGGCCGTTGCTTCTCCCCGAGCGAAGACAACGTTTTCGGCGCATACGGATCCCCATATGACATCTCGATCATGGGGAGAACTAACTTCAGCGTTTGGGAGAACAACCGCTATTACTGCGACTCGGGTGCTACAGCGTTCCCAATCACGCTCTCAAGCCAGGACGGCGGCATGTGGATCATCCGTCATTGCGAGATCATCTCGTCTCAGGAATTCGGACCGTGCTTCGATGCGCACGGTGCAATCGACGGAGGCAACCCAGAAACCGGAGTCATCGCGTTTCAGCTTTACAGCAACTATGTGTCATGCACCGGGCCGCGAAACAAGTTCGTTGACCAGCGTGGCGCAATGTCCTTGATCTATTCGAACTATGCATTGCAGGCATGGAACGACGATATCTATTTGCGGAGGGATGACGGGACCGGAGGCTCGTCCTATTTCACGCCCGGGCCACAGGTCACCAACTCATACATTTGGGCGAACCTTGAGAATGCGGGTAACGCCATGCCGATCGTCGTGGAGACTGGAGATGTGTCAGTCATCACAACAAATCAGAGCTATTTCGGCGTTGCGCCGGCAACCAACTACGTCGTGCAGTATCCACACTTCTTGCGCGAGGGCGTGACGCATGACCCGGCGTTGAGCGGAGCGCAAGTAACAGGAAGCCAATCCATCACTCAGGGCGCCAGAAGGTTGAGGTTTCGGAGATGAAACCCACATTCCAACTGAATACATCCGAGTTTGCGGCCACGGCGCGCCGGCTTCGCGAGGTCAAACGAATCAGCGTGGAAAAGCTAATCACCGACCAAAGCCGGCTTCTCACGCGTGATGCTCTGCGCATGACTCCTCCGTTTGGGCCCAACAGCATCACCGAGAGTTTTCAGGTTCAACGGCGGATAGGCCAGGCCGCAGTCCGCCGCGACATTGCCCGCGTGTTCAAACCGATCTCGTCCTTTAGCTTGGTCGCCAGCCCCAAGAATCCCAAGCTTGCCAAGGCCATCCAAAAGGCCGTCCGCCGCAAAGACGTCGCTGGCCTGCAAATCATCCTCCAGCGGATTGGGCCGCAAGTGAAAGTGCTGCTGCAACCCGATCCAGCTCTGCACGCCTCAGCCCGCGGCCATCGAGGCCGAGTGCGCAAAGGGCATCAACCGGCCTTAATCTTGGATGTCCGGGCGCTCAAACGTTACCAAGCCGAAAAAGAAAGCCACGTTGGAAAAACCAAGGCTGGCTGGTTGCCGGCGGCGGAAGCGTTGCGGGTCGGAGGGATTCCGCAATGGATCAAAGCCCACTCCGGAGCGACCGCTGGACTGGTGCGCATCGAGAGGACAAGATCTGGGTTCTTCATCACGGTGGGTAACCTCGTACCATATTCAGGAGACTTTGGGCCGCTGCGGATCATCGAGTCGGTGATCGGACATCGCGTGCGCGCAATGAGGATTCAGGCTGAGAAGATCGTTGAAGCTCAACTCCGAAAAGCAGCTGCGACCTGACAAACCAATCTCAACCAAATGGCAATCAGGTCCAAAACCGAGGAGGCATTCCGAGACGTCCTTCAGGACTCCGGCGTTACCATCCCGATTCACATCTCCCAGGCCAATCAAACGGTTGCAAAGGTCGGTCTACAACGCGTCAACATCCGGGCAATCAGCGGAGAGCAGACGCGCCCAAAGACGCGTGTTATTCGGATGATTGTGCTCGTCTCGGTCGAAACTAACGCTGACAAAGACGATGCTGACGTAGAGGATCCTGAAGCCCGGCACAAGGAAGGCATCGACACCGTTCAATCGGCTCTAGATGATAACGTCACACCATTGGCCCAAAGGCTGTCCGCGGCGCGGGACGAGGTTGGGCCGTTTACGTGTCTGTTCGTCCAACCAATCGGTGACGTGTCGGATGTGCCGCAACCTGGGGACAGAATATTCCGAGACACGATCGGTTACACGGTGATCGTGGCCGAAGGCAACGCAACGTAAAGGTTGACTAGAAAGGAATTGATATGGCCGAACCGACATACATTGGGAGAGTTACGGTGTGGGGACTGGACGGAAAACTTGCCTACACCGGATTGCTCGTTGGCGAGAATGAACCGACCCGGCTTACCTACACCGATGAAATCGCGCGCCACGATTCCAAAGATCGAAAGGGCGAGACAATCGGCGTTCAGCTCTACAACCCAACTCCCAAACTCGACATCAGCTTTATTCCATGTGCGCCCATGGGAGTTGGGGCGATCGCCGCATCAAAACAGAAAGTCGTGCTGCCTGCCAAAGGCAGCAAGGTTACAGTAAGCGAATTTCCGCCGAACGTCGGGACGGCAGAGGATGTTACAATCAACTCTGCCAAGTGGCTTTATTTGGGTGGCGGAAGCATCGACTTCACAAACGAAGGTGAAGCGGTGATCAACCTGCCTCTGCACAAGTTCAACACGGACATCGCTCAAACAGCTAATTCCTAGCTATGCATCCTGAGGCCGCTTTCCTTGAAGCGGCTCTCCCTGAGCCGCTGACATTGCTTCACCAGCAGCTATTGCCTTATTCGGTCGGCCATGAAATCATTCTGCGCAGACTCAAGAGCCCATTCATATTCGGTCAAACATACTCTAAGGAGGCACTGGCCGGGAAACTTTTCAGTGCGGTGCACGTCTGCTGTCACACTTACGACGAGTGCGTGACTACGCTCCGAAACCCACACTTGGAGGAGAATTTTGCAAGGTGGCGAAATCTGTGTGGGAGATTCGATCCTGCACCAGTAACGGCCGCATTTGTGAACTATCTTGCTGCCGGTCGTTCTTGTCCGGAATATGTGCGCAAATCCATTGGCCAGAGTTTCAGGCCTGGCGCTCCATTCATCCTATGCCTGTTGCAGGTGCTGCAAGGGGAGCTGGGATTCTCGCGCTCCGAGGCATTGGCGTGCCCATTCGGGCTTGCTCAATGGCACTACTGCGCCTTCTGGGAGTCCCAAGGACGAATCAGAATCCACGATCTTCGGTCAATTCGGGCCCGCGCTGCTGATCTTGGCCTTCAACCATTGAGGTTCAACGGTGCTTAATCTGATCGCCAAACTTGGTCTAAACAGCAGCGGGTTCGACGAGGGCCTTAGCAAGGCAGAACACAAAGCCTCCCAATTCGGGCGAAGCCTTGGATCGAGGCTGGCGGGATTCATCGGGGTCGCCGCAGTCGGAGCGCAGGCACGCGCAACGATTGAGTATGCCGGGCGCATCAACGATCTCAGCACGGCTGCTGGCGTCAGCGCCGAGGCGCTACAAGAGATGGATTACGCCGCAAAGCAGAACGGGGCCAGCATCGAAGACATGGTCAAGGCCATGCGCAACCTGGCCGGAGCCCGTGACGCTGCACTAAAGGATCCTGGCGGCAAGGAAGCCCAGAGCTTCAAGAGCTTTGGGATCGGGCAAGACTTTCTGAAGTCTACAACCGATCCGGCTGCGCTGTTCCGCAAACTGAGCGACGCCGTTAAGGGAACGGCTGTGGACCTCAATTCCCTGCCCGAAATTCTGGACCTCATTGGGTCGAAGAATCAGGCCTTGATCCCGCTGATGCAGGCCGGATTTAGCGAGGCAGCCGAAGAGGCTCGCAAGCTGGGCCTGGTCATTGAGAACGACGTCATTGGAGAGCTCGACGAGCTTGGCGACTCCATTGACCGCAACATGTCCCGATTCAACGCTGCTGTGGCAAAGGCCATCGGCTGGTTCTCAAAAGGTACCGCCGGAATCGGCCACATGATGGGATTTGCCATGGAACGGTTCAATGAAACCTCGACGCCGGGCCTGCTTGGATGGACCCCGTACGGCCTGATTCGCAAGGCCATTGCCGGAGGCAAGGGGGTGTGGGAAGGCGCAATGGACTTAGCGACCTCCGAACTGGCAAACGAGGAATCTCCAGCACAGCGTGCTAAACGCATCGTTGAAACCCCTGAAATCAGAGCCGTGCGGGAGGCCGCCCAGCCTCCGGAATGGAAAGAGCCAGAGGCGATTCGCCGCGGCGCTGGCGGCCCGGAAAACCTAGATAGCCTGGCCGCAATCGGCGGCTTCACTGCCCAAGGCGAAACGATGGTAATTCAGACCGCCATCCGAGACGCCACCGTGCGGACCGCTCGAGCGGTAGAGGCGATTGAAAGGGAAGGACTCTAGATGGCATTCAACACCAAGATCGGAAATAACAACGCCCGCTCAATTATGACGGGCCTGGACTTCGATCCCGAAACGGGTTGGGTGTGGCGCGAGACATGGGAAGGGTCTGAAGATGCGATCAAAGCAGTCCAGATCCAGTATGCCGCCGCCGGCTACAGGAGCCGCTCCTATCAACAAGAGGGCCCAGTCTGGCGAGGCGATTTTACGCGCGCCCCGTCACCAGAAGAGGGAGGCCAAGCTGAAGTTACTGATCAATGGGAGTTCGACACGGAGTTTGTGCAACAAAGCATCTACGAGAGCCCTAATGTTATCGCGGCTGCTGGAAACGATGACGAAAGTCTCTCGATCGCCAAGAGCGCGATTGAGCAGGCGATCTCCGACCGGCTAAGCCTGTCCGAATTTCAAACGAAATTTCCAACAGCCACCCCATTGGCAATCCAGTTGTTTGTCCTACGAACGCGCGGACAACAGGCTGTTGAGGTCGAGCGATTGGTAGTGCGGCGAGTTCGCACCCTGACTATCTCCACGGCCCAACGAGTGACGCTAGACGCGGTCCCTCGCATCTATAGCACCGCCGCTCTAATCAACACGTTTGGCCTTCCTCAGTTCATCGCCGACCGGCTGCCGGCGATTCCAGGCGCTGCGCCAAACTACACGGCCTGGGCCTGGAAGAAACGGCGCGACACATCCACGTTCATCGCGCAACTAAACAAATTCCAGGAAATCCGCGACTGGGTTTTCGCCGCATGGTCAACCCTCACCTATCAACTCATTGATGTTTGATCTCGGTCCAGATCTACCTGAACGTGGTCGGCATGGTGCCCTTTACCGTGAGATCAACCGACTGCGCAACGCGATTCGAGCCCTGATCCCAATCCCGAGCTTGAACATCTTGACGGGCATGTCGGCGATCGGAACAACGCGCGAAGCCCTGAATCTGCCCGGCGACGCTCCAAAAACAATCCAATGGCGGGGCGAATGGTCGGCAACAGAAAGCTACAAGGAAAACGATCTAGTAATCCGCGGTAGCGCAAACCCGGCGGATGCCGACATCACGGATACCGTGGCGATTTTACAAGATGGAACGAAGGCCGGACTCTACATCGCGATTCGCGACATGGACGCAAACCATGAGCCGCACGAGCCGCCGGACCCGGATTACTGGGAAACGATGGCGAGATTCGCAACTCCGATATTCACGGTGCGGCATCCTTCATCAACCAAAAAGGTCTACATCGATGCGACCGGTCCTAGCGGAAGCGTGATTCTCCAGCTTTCACAGTGCAATAACAAGGACCTACGGATCCAGGAAATGCCGGTGTGCATCAACGGAGTGCAAAAAAAAATCATGCTCATTTGCAGCGACCCATACGCTTGATCCATGGCATGTCAATCAACAATTGGGGAGTGCTGCGACGTGGCGCAACTGGACGTTAGGTATATCACATTTTTTTTCTCGTTCCCGTTCCGAGTGGACAACAGCTTTTACGCATGCCCGGAAGCTGGCTCAAACTTGGCGGCTCAATATGAGCTGTGGGGCAACGAAATGTTTGCGGACATTTCTGCTGTCAATCTGTTTGCTCCATCGTCAGTTCTAAATCCTCGCAATGGATTCTCATACTCCCTGACAACCGGCCTGGCTTACTCATTCCGATGGCTAGGTCCACCTGGCTGGATACCGCTGGATCCGATCAGTTCTGGAATTGGAGTGAATGAGCCGCCTGAATCAACATCCGGACTTGGGCCTAGCGGTGAATTATTTCTGGATCTTCAGGGAGGCTACCGTAGCGATTGCAGTTTTACCGGTCTGATAACCATTGCATGGAGCAAAATTGAGGTGAGGAATGCTGGTCGTTGGTGCCGCTATAGGATATTCGGCGGAAACAGCGGAGGCTCTGGAATAGTGGAATGTACAAAGGGCAACGGCGGGAATGTGGTTTACATGTCTCGGAACAACGTCAGCGAGTGGGCATCGCATTACATCCCGGGAGCTGGATCAGGTTCATCGTGGATTGACCGCACAATCTTTGCGACAGGCGAATCTGTGTTTGCCGGCGGGGTGCTTCCGGGATGCTGTTTCTAAAGCCACACACGCCGTTTCCAATCGTTCCCAACACACGATTGTCGCGTGCCAAGGCATTTTGTAGCGCGATGATTCGATGGGCCGCTTCGGGATTCTCTGTGGCCTCATCCGCTCGGTATTGGAGTCGGCGCATGACGTGCTTGCAATGTGATCATTGGAATGGCTCAGCGTTTTTCAAGATCGGACGATGCGAAAAGTGCGGATGCTCGGGGTTGAAGCTGAAAGTGAAAACTGAGAAATGTCCAATTGGGCGCTGGAAATAGGAGACTCGAATTGACTCCACTGGCAACGAGTAATGCCAGCTCTGCTCCCACTGTTCTATGACGTGGTCAACAAGCGGCTAGTAATCTCAGCTCTCAGCCCGGACCCGTTTCTTTTGCCATCGCTCAACCAGGAAGACGCCTATACGATCGAATTTGTTGCTCTCTTACCAACCGGTGTTCCGCTTGGCCCAATCTATCAGCGCATCAACCTTGCCGGCTACAATTTGCGCATTTCGGTGGGCACGGCAGGAGTAGAGAACACTTTCAACAGCGCATGGGCTCCAAATGCCGAAAACACATCGCTGAGCGGCGTTCTGCAAATGAACACCGCCGGGATTAACGGCCTGGCGGATGGGGCTCAGCAAACATTCGAGATCCGGCTCTTCGACGGCACCAATTACAACCGAGGGCAGTTCCCTGTGACGATTCGAAAGAGCGTATCAATTGCCGGAGCATTGGTGCCGGTTCCGGGTGAATTGGCTCTATCGGCGACGGAAGCCCGCCGGCTTTATGTGGCCAAGGAAGGCCTGCCTGGGGAGGCGATCATACTCACCAGCAAGACGAGCGGCAAACAGGTCATGCTCTACGTCGATGATGACGGCGCCTTACAATCTCCACGCATCGCATGAGATATTTCGCTTTAGCACTCCTACTCACCATCACAGCCTGGCAGGCCATGGCCGCCGACATCGTTACCGCAACGGTCACGCTGAGCAAAGCTCCCATTGGTAACACCAACTCGATCACGGTCAATGCCAGCACACGCACATGGACCAACGCGCCAGCGTCTAACCCCGCGCTGCTGATTCAGGAAACCAACTCCGTTAGCTGGTCTGCTACCAATCTGCTAAACCACCTGACAATCTATCCGGTTTCTACGGCCCACCGGCTGAAGCAAAGCAATCCAACCAACGTCATCGTTGTCGGCTCTGTCGGAGAGGCGCTCACAATCACAATCGCCGGTGGCTGGGCGGCAGTGTCCTACACGACAAATACAATCTCCTCGCCAGTCTACACCGTAAGAGTTCCGGCCAGTGTCGAGGCGGCAGACGTGTCCACAAACGTCGCAAGCCAGCTCACGATCTACTTGGAAAGGTCAACCAATGCGCTCAGCGCATCCGCCAAAGTCCTCGAAAACGTTGTAAATCTGTCCAGCAACCAGACCGTTGCTGGAAACAAGACGTTCACTGGGACTAACTCGCTTTCCAATGGCGGCTGGAATCGCCCATCCATCAGCAACGCGACGCTCATTAGCGGCATCATGGGCTCCACCACAAACGGGGTGTCTACCAATCAGGTTTTGAACAGCCCGATCCTCACCAACGGCGCGAATTACGGCAGGGCTTTTCGAAGCGTCGGATCTGGCATCCAAAGCGAGCAGTTTGGAACCAATGCTGTCGCCAGCGGAAACTATTCTTTGGCTGTCGGCAGCCATGCAACGGCCTCCGGTGATTACGGAATTGCGATCGGCAACGCATCGATAGCGAGTAACTACAGCGCAATAGCATTAGGAGTCTCGGCCATTGCTCTTGGGACCAACTCATTTGCCGTTGGCTCTGAGAGTTTCGCGGGGGAAACCGACTCGTTTGCGATCGGCACTGCCAGCAGCGCAACCCATTCCAAATCCATCGTGATCGGTGTTCAGAGTGCATCGACAAGCACCAATCAGATCACGCTCGGAAGCGCGGCGTACTCCGTTTATATCCCAGGCATTGTCACGTCTCCTACATCCACCAATGGCATTTTACTCGGCACAAACCGATTACACGGCGATCTCAGCTTCAACCGTTATTCCAACTCGACGCTGGTGAACGGGAATAACGCCGGGATCGAGATTGGCACGAACGTCATTGTCGAACTCTCTGGGCCGTCCACAATTGCGCAAATTGCAGGGTTTCGCCAGGGACGTGATGGCGAATGGCGGCGGGTTCGCATCACGGGCGCGGTAACGAATATCATCGTTAACGAGGTGAACTCCGCTTATTCGACAGACCCGACGGCGGCCAGGCGTATCGTGACCGGGACCGGTGGTGATTTGGCTTTGACGAACCAGCCTTCATGGCTTGAAATCATCTACCGCGGTGCGTCGTCACGATGGGAGGTAACTGGAAACTCGCGATGAAATCACTGATCCCTTTTCTCCTTTTTGCGCTCTCAGCGCGCGGGGTGGATGTCATGTTTACCTGGGACGCACGGCCTGCCAGTGAGCAGGTTCGGGCGTACCGCTTCTATGATGTCATCGGCACCAATCGCGTGCTTCTGGGTATCGTTGTCACGAACTTCTTTGTCGTTACAAACTGGCAGCCGGCGGCCAGCCGTACAGTCACGGTGACGGCATCGAACCTTTTCGAAGGTCCTCCCGCGGTTCCGCTTCAGGTTCCATCTGCTCCTGGCACGCCCACGAATTTGACCCCGGTGCCACTCTCTTTGAATGTTCCGCTGCCGTCCGTAATCGAGATCAGCCAGAATCTCACGAACTGGCAAGAGCGCGTGTCGCTTTACCTAACCAACGGAGCTCGGGTGGCGATGGTATGGAAGACATACCCCAGGGAACCAATGATGTTCATGCGTCAAAAGGCGACGCTCCAGAGCAGTCCACCATTACCGAGATGATCCACGGAATGAAAAAACAGGTTCGGCGGTGGGGGGGTGCGCTGGTAAGCTCAACGATTCAGGGCGGGGCCAGCGCAGGATCTGCGTGGTTGACCACAAACGGGGCGCACGCCGCGGGCGTCGATGTGCCGGCGCTCAACTTGAAGTGCTTGCTCATCATCACGGTCACAGGAGCCTTGGCAGCCATGTACGGATACTTGAAGGAGAAGCCTCTTCCGTTACTTGACAACGGAAACGGCGGCGGCAGTGGAGACACAACCATCACAACCAAAACACCAGAATGAAAACGCGCCTGTTTGTAGCAACGATCGAGTTAATCGCCCTTGCGGGCTGGATCTGCGCCATCGCCAACGCCGTGGCGTGAAGCGACTCAGAATGCATGACCCCAGCAGACGCAAACCGGATCACGGTTGAGCGAATTCGCGCCTACATCAAAACCAAAAATGAAAACACTGATCACACTCATACTGACAATCACAGGCATGGCGGCGATGGCCGCAGCCGAACCGTTGTTCAAAGCCGGAGACATCGTGCTGAGCCCGTTCGGGAGCTACCGCGTCAAGGAGTTTGATGGCAACATGGATCGTTTCGGTGCCGGCACCGCGCTCACGATTGGCGTTGCGCGCAATATCGCGGTTGAAGCCAATTTCCTCAGCGAAGGGCTTCATTGGAAAGACGCATCGTTCGCCGACTCATTCACCGAGGCCGGCGCAAACCTCAAAGGCTATCTGCCGGTCGGGCGAATCGGACTCGCTCCCTATGGTCTGATCGGTTACACGCGCGACCTACGGCGCGACGAGAACCGAATGAATGCCGGCGCGGGTCTGGAGGTTAGAGCGAAGCGCGCCGTCGTCTTTGCAGACGGCCAATGGACGCACGATTTTGAGCGAGTAGGCCAGGCGCTGTTTAGGATTGGGCTTGGCCTGAAGTTCTAGCGTTACTCCCCGATCTTAACATTGCGACCGTCGAAGAAGTTGGCCAGCCGTTCCGTCTGAATGCAGATGTTCTCTAATCTGGCATTGTGCTCCTGACGGGAGGCCTGGACCGTCTCAATGAGGATCTTCATCTGCTCTTGCTGACGTTTAAGTCCGCGTTGGATCATGAACGGCAGCATAACCCATACGATCGCCAGGAGGAGAAAAACGCACGCGGCGAACGTGAACAGAATGGAGACAACCGTTTCAACTTGTGGTGACATCCTCCCCGTTTATTCGAACGGCAAATGTCAGTCAATCTCTCAAAGAGCCCAGAACCTGGCGCAGTCCTCCGGGCTGACGAGCTCGTGGTAGTGGTTGAGCAGGATTCCTGGAGAGTTCCCGAGCATCATCGCAACCTTGCCAGCGTCGCGGTGCAGGGCCAGCAGGTAGGACGCCGCGGTGTGACGGAGCAGATCGTGAGGCCAGCGTTCCCAGCCGAGGGCGCGCTCGATGCGGCGGCGGGGCCGCACGTGCGAGAGCGGGGCCACTGCGCCTTGTTGCTTGGGAGCCTTCGAGAGCCAGTGCACTGCGATGGGTTGGGCTTGAATGAGGCGTCGGCGCCTGACCTTGCTCGCAGCGGCGTCCACGCGAATCATGCCACGGGCAAGATCGATGCACGCCCAATCGAGGCGTTTTAGCTCCGCCGGGCGCACGCCGCAGTAGAGGCCGAGAGCGACATAGGCCAGCAGCTCCGGAGAGTGCTCTGTTGTGGCTCGGATCAGCTCGCCGGCCTGCTGGGGCGTGAGAATTGTTGGCGGGCTCCTCTCAAGACGAACCCTGTCAATTCGGGCAACAGGATTACTGTCAACATGCGATCGTCGAAACGCGAACGAGAACAACGCGGATAGCCGAGCGATCAGTGTCGCCCTGGTCCCCGGTTTCTGGGCGTTGGCGTCAATCCAATCACCCACTTCCGCGACCGTCACGGACTTGATCGGTTGCGTTTCTCTTCCATCGCAGAACTGTCTAAGGACCCGGCGCAGCTCCCGCACGTAGCACGGGCGAAGGTTGGACGCCTCTTTCGCTCTCATGCACTGCTCGAACACCTCGCCCAGGGTCGCAGTGCATGGCTGCGGCTCCATGAATAGCATATCGGTAATCCCCACATTTCCTTTAGTAGGCAGCGCAGAGCATGGCCGGGTTCCACGTTGCCAAGGTGAATGTCGAGGGTTCGAATCCCTTCGCTCGCTCCATCTCCTTCAGAACCTTCGCTCGCTTTTTGTCTTCCTCCAATTTCCGCAGAGCCTCCAGGCGCATCTGCTCAAACGCGATCGGAAGTCCTGCCAAATAGGCCCGCCTCGCGAGTTCTGACTGATTCTTCAGCTCAAGAGAATCGACCAAATCACAGAAATTGCGCCAAGTTACGGCGTCTGCTTTGAAGCCGATGGTACCCTTTCCATCATGCTTGTCGTTTTTTGTTCCGGTGTCTTTCATAAATTTTATCAACCCGATAACCCTATAAATACAGGCCACGCTAGTCCGTTGGTTAACCAATAGCAAGAAGCACTAAAGATTTTTGTTGCAGATTCGGTTACGCGGTTATACGGTTAACGCGATGAATGAAGCAACGGATTGCGAAGTCGGGGTTCCGAGGACCATCGGCTACAAAACCAAAGAGTTGGCGCCCGTCCTGAAGAAGTGGAGAGACCGAAACCCAGGTGTTCCGTGGGCCTACCTGATTCGGGCCGCGCTAAAAAAGGAACTGCGCGAGATTGCGGGAAAGCGGCTATCTCACCTCGTTGAGTCCTGACATGTTCACCCTATCCGCAAAGTTGACCTGCGACTGTCCTGGCTGCGCGAATTTCCTACGGTCCGGCGAGTGCGAATCCGAGGCCCGCGCCAAAATGAAGGTCCGCCTGGAGGTTGTCGAATCAGGTTGGCGGTTCATACCCTCGGGACCCGAGAACCGCAGTTTGCGCGCACTGTGCCCCGGCTGCGCAACGCCATCGCACTATCCAGTCACCTATAATCACATCTAGCACCATGAGTGAATCATCCAACAAAGGCCGCCCCGTTATTATTTGCACGTCCTATAAAGGCGTATTTTTCGGCTACGCCGACTCAACGACTGGCGACGTTATTCACCTAACCCGGGCCAAAATGGCCATCTACTGGGGAACTTCGCGCGGGGTGATGGAATTAGCCGACACTGGACCGACTAATAAAAGCAAGATTTCATCCCCAGCCGACATTGAACTGCGCGGGATCACTGCGGTTTTCGAGGTTACTCCGGAAGCTGTTACAAAATGGGAGTCAGCATGAGTTGGCCGATCTACCGGGCGAGAGTTACAGCCTTTGAGCTGCTGGAGTCGGGGGCGTGTTGTGATGGAGTTGCGCGCGCGGCGTTAAAGCACGGTTTATCACAACCGACCGAAGCAGCTTTGGCTCTCGCTGGTGCACACCGCGATTACGTTGAGGCAGCAACGTATTCCGACGGCTACGGCGACGGCTACGGCGACGGCTCCGGCTACGGCTACGGCGACGGCGACGGCTACGGCTACGGCTACGGCGACGGCTACGGCGACGGCTACGGCTACGGCGAGTTAACCGCATGATGACCACACTACAAACCCGTGACGAAAAATGGGCCGTCATCGACTCAGCCGGCCAGGAGATCCATCGGTTTGAAACGGAGCTGTTGGCGATCACCATGGCCAGCGCGTTGAGCCGAGAATCGGCACCATCTGTAACGCCGGCTGGTCGCTGGACACAACCGGCCACTAATGCCATCTACGTCGATTGGTGTCCCGAGTGCAACGGAGACGGATACGTCAGCCAGCGCGGACCCTACACCGATCGGTGCGAGGGATGCCGCGGAACAGGCCTCGTAGAAACAGATTTCCCCGCCGCCGACCGGCATGATGCTGCCAGGGATTGGACGTCGGTTGGCGGGGATTCAATTCGCGGCAGCGAGCGGGAACCCGAGGCGTGTGCTCCTCAAGAGCATCCACCGGACGCGATGACCTGCCGCGATTCATCCACTCCCCGGCCAGAGGCGCCAACTCATCGAGCCCATCGAGGCGCCGACCGCTCCGAACTGGCCGGGGAACCAATTTCCCATCGGGACGCCGATGGACAACGCCAGCCTGCGGCGACGGCTACGCGAGCCGTGCAGGCCCCCAACGCGCTCGGGGCGGATAATAGGAGCGTGCGCACGGTGGCGCTGGGCCTTGAGGCTCACACCGCGACAACAGCGTTCAGGGGAAATCCACCCGCCGAGATCGATAGGACAGATGACCCGACCTATCGCGGCGACTCTGTGTCTCAACGGCCAGGAGACCTCTCAACGCTCGCGTCATGCATAAAGTTCACACTGGAAACCGAGACGCCATGATCAACACCATTAACGACGGAAATTTGGGCGCTCAGGCCCACGAGCCGGACGCCATTGAAGCGGAGCGGACGCGGCAGCTCTCTCTGCTGCCGCATCACGTCCAGGCAGAGATTTTGACGCGGCCAGGAGGCTCTAGAGCACTCGAGTTTGCAATGAGCGTCGTGCGCGAATTGGAGAAATTGGAGAAGGGAGGCGCCCTCGCATGATCACCATTTTTGCAATGTGGGGGCTCGTGTCGCTCGTGGCCTGCGGTTTCCTATTTGCCGCATGTTTGACCGCCGCTCGGGCACCGAGACCCAACCGCCGCCGGCATCAACTCGGGCGCTTGCTTGCGCTTCATGCGAGCTGCAAACGCTGAACACCGCAACCAACATAAATGAGCACCGAACTAGAAATCGTTCCCACGTCCGCAATCGAGTCCATCGCGCGCGCTGAAGTGGACATCCAGATCACCACGGCCAAGAAGTTTCCGCGCCAGTTGACCACGGTTAAGCAATCGATGCTTTCATTTGCGACCTTGGACCAAGAGACGGCGGAAAGCTGCTTCTATACGCTGCCGCGTGGCGGAAAGAATGTGCAGGGGCCGAGCGTGCGCCTGGCCGAAATCGCCGTGAGCTGTTACCAGAACCTGCGTGCCGGGTCGCGGATCATTCAGGTGGTCTCCAGCGGGGACAACCCGCACGTCGTTGTGCAGTCTGTCTGCCACGACCTTGAAAAAAATGTGGCTGTGACGGTGGAGAAGCGCCGGCGCATTGTCAAAAAGAAGGCCAAGGACAAGATCGACGAGGATGACATTAATTTGGCCGCTAACGCCGGGGCCGCCATCGCCTTCCGCGACGCAGTCTTTAAGGTGATCCCCGGTGCCCTGATCAAGCCTGTGTACGAGCAGGCCAAGCGCGTTGCCATCGGGGACGCCAAGACGTTGGCCGATCGTCGTGTGCGTGCGGTGGAGTCGTTTGGCAAGATGGGTGTCACTAAGGATCGGATCTTCTCCAAGCTCGGAAAGAAATCGGTGGATGAAATCGACCTTGCGGATCTTGAAACGTTGCTCGGTCTGCACAATGCGATCAAGGACGGTGAAGCCTCCGTGGATGAAGTGTTCCCGCTGCCCCAGCTGGCTGCCGCTCCAGCGCCATCAATGGCGGAGTCCACCGAGCAAGAGCTAGCCGACGCTGGGCTTGCTCCCGCTCAGCCAAAGCCAGCGCCGGAACCAGTTCAAGCAGCGCAGCCCGCGGCGTCCGCAGCTACCACTTCGCAACAGGAGTTGCAGGCATTGGTTGAATCGGTTCCAGCCGATTTTACCGCCCTGCAACTATGGGGAATTGAGTCTGGCGTGATTCCTGGGGCTGATTCTTTGGGCAGCTACGACGAGATTTCGTCTGATCTTGTGAGGCGGTTACTGAACGCCAAGAAAGGTCTGACGCGAGGCTTGCAGCAAGCAATGGCCAAGAGAGGAGTCGCGTCGTGAGTGGAATTATAGTCGCCCCGTTGCCAGCGCAGTTCACCCTCAGCGCGGAGATAAAGGAACAGAAGTCAGCGGTGCTGGAGGGCTCGGCGCTGATCGCGGTGGTCCGGAACGCGGACGAAAACGAGGAAGCTAACACCGCCATGGCCGCAATTAACTCATTCCTGTCCACTGTCGAGAAGGGCCGCAAGGAAGTTAAAGAGCCGCTGATTGCCGCAGGACGACTCATCGACGAAACAATCGGCGCGTTCATTGAGGACGTGAAGTCCGAGAAGATGAGGCTCGGGAGAGTCTTGGGGGATTTTCTTGCGTTGGAGGACGCCAAGCTGCGGGATGCCGAACTCGCACGCAAGAAGGAACTGGACGAGATCGAGCGCCAGAAACGGGAGGAAATGGCCAAGGCCAGCACTCACGAGCAGCGAGAAGCCATCCAAGCGACCTTTGAGCGACAGGCGGCATTTGTGGCACCGCCACCACCACCAATCCGCGCTCCCGGCCAGCAGGCACGCGAGGACTGGGAGATCGAGGACATCGACTTGCCGACCCTGTATCGGTTTTACCCTCACGCGGTAAAAATGGAGGCGCGTTTGACCGAGGTGAAATTTCTGCTCGGCAAGTTGAAGGAGGGAGAATCATTGCCGGGAGTGAAGGCTCGGAAGGTTATCAAAGCGGTCACGTCCGCCAAGCGGGCCAAGCCGATCGAGATTGGAGGCGCGGCATGACCATCAATCGACGATGATGACAGATGAAAGTGCGACTCTGGTTTATCCACGAGACCGAAAAGGCTAGGCTTTACTCAAAGCTGCCAGCTGAAAGAAATCCAACGCAAGAGGACCAAATTTGGATTGCTCGATCGCTGGTTAAGCACACAAGCAAGGAACCATCCGGACTGCACATCCTAGATATTGAAGACTGGTTTGCGGAGAAAAACAACCTATGAGCAGAACCATTACCGACCACAAACTCAAGAGGCGGCGGAGTCGGCGGCGTGGTCGAGGTATAAATCAGAACTCCTGAGGTTGCTCAGGGAGGCTGCGCGCGCATGAAGGCGATTGAATTTTTTGTCTTGGGAGAACCTAAGGGCCAGCCTCGGCCAAAGGCCTTTGCGCGTCGGTTCGGCGACAAGTGGCAGGCGCGCGTCTACAATCCTGGCACGGCAGAAAACTGGAAAAGCCTCATCGCCGCGGCGGCCAAGCCGTTCTTGCCAAGCTCTCCACTGCTCGGCCCAATCCGCGTTGATGAGACATTCTATTTCCCGCGGCCAAGGAGCCACTACCGCACCGGAAAACATTCCGGCATGCTACGCCCGGACGCACCGGCGTGGTGTGTCGTGAAACCTGACCGCGACAACGGAGATAAAGCGGTGTTGGACGCGCTGACCCAACTCGGTTTTTTTGCCGACGACTGCCAGGTCTGCGCCGGGGAAATCCAGAAACGCTATAGCTATCACGGGCTAGTCGGCTGCCAAATTGTGATTCAACAGCTCTCACAGGAGCGGTGGTCCACATGACAATCAACCACATCGGAATCTCTGGAGGCAAGGACAGCACGGCGCTGTTGCTATGGGCCGTGCATGAAAGCGGGTACCCCAAAGAAAGTATTCACGCGACCTTCTGCGACACGGACAACGAGCACCAGATCACCTTGACCTGTTCAGCGGCATTGGCGGATTTGCCTTGGCGGCAGGCTGGAAGCTGATATGCCAAACCGCATCATCAGGGAAGGATGGATAGACAGTGAACGGATCAGCCGCTTGAGCGCGGCTGAGGAATGCTTTTTCTTAAGGCTCTGCCTGAAGGCCGATGACTTCGGGCGTTACACAGCAAATCTGAAACTACTCAAGAGCGCACTGTATCCTTTGCGTGATGACGTTCGCGACACCGACATAGCCCGAAACCTGGCTGCGGCGCAGGAGACCGGCTTGATTCGCTGTTACGAGGTCGAAGGCAAACGATATCTGGTGATCCCAGATTTCCGGCAACGGAACCGGGCGTCTACGAGTAAGTTCCCAGACCCAAGTAACGGTCAGATGTTGGAAATGTGTCCGACATTTGACCGACAGGCGACGGACACAGGGCAGACACCCGCGCACGTAGTCGGAGGCGGAGACGGAGTCGGAGGCGTAGGCGAGGTCGGACGCGCGCGCGAGGCGGCTTCCGGCTCGCCAAGCCCGATGGCCGAAGGTGCGGACATCCCCGACCGCCCACACGCAATCGCCATGACCACCCCAGCGGGGATTGACCCAGAGTTCGCTGGCTATGTCTGGGATGATTGGGCCGGAAGAGGTGGCAAGGACGGAGCCGGGAATCCAAGGAAGTGGCTGAACTACGTGACAACGCGCTGGACCAGAGAACGGAAGGAATGGACCAATGGAACACACAAAGGCAACAGAGCAATCGACGCCGGCAAGCGCGGCGCCATCGACCGAAACGCCGGAACAGCGCATGACGACGACGAATATCGACGAGCCATCGCCAGGAAAATCGCTCGCAGATAATTGGATTCGTCAATGGCTCAACCTCGACATCTGGAACGAGGATGTTGCTGGATTGGCGCAGCATGTGCACCAATTCTGCTCAGGCTGGACGCACCAGCGCAAATCGGCTCGCGTGCTCGTGGTTTCCGGTCGCAGCGGATGCGGTAAGACCCATGCGATGAGCGGAGCAATGGCGTTCAGCCGTCGGGCATGTTTCTCGCTCGCTGAGTTGGGTCTGTGGAAATTCCCGCCGCACATTCAATGGACCAACTGGCCGCAGAAAGCGCGACTCATCATCGAGGGATTCCCGATGGCAAGCGTGATGCAAGACTCGGTTGATGCGGACGTGCTTTTCTTGGATGACATCGGAGCCGAGTCCGACAAATACCGTTCCGGAGAAACAACCGACGCGCTCTGCCAACTACTGAGCCGACGCGCCATCAAGTGGACGATGATCACAACAAACTATTTGCCGGAGGAATGGCCAACCAGATGGGATGCGCGTGTCGCCGATAGACTATTGCGCAACTCGGTTATTTGCGACATGCGAGGATGCGGAAGTTACGCCACAAGGCCATGATATGACATCGCTCACAAAACAGCTCGAATACGTTGACGCGGCGATCTCCAAAATGAATCGCGACCCAGGATGGTCAAAGGGCATGACCGAAGACAAAATCAAAGAGCGCACCGACACCTTGTTTGCGATTCGTCACACCATCGACCGCGCGCTCATGCTCGAACAGGCAAGCATCGATGCCATGAAGATGTTCGATGCGATCGGAAAGTCGTGAATTTCTCGAGGCGATGCCAGGCTCGGCTCGGCGCGGCTCGGCATAGGCTAACGGGACAGCCGGAGATCCCCTAAGATCCGGCAACTAAATTTGTGAAAATCCTACTATTTCGAGGCCGCGGCATAATTTCGGCGCTGATTCGCTGGCAGACGCGATCACGAAAATATTCTCACGCCGCCATCGAGTTCTCGGATGGCATTGTCATTGAGGCCTGGCAGGGCGCCGGCGTGCGGAAAACGACCAGAAAACCAGGGCCGGGAATTGATGAGTTTGTCGTTTGCGGCGGAGTATCGGAATCGCAAGAGCAAGCCATTCGCACATTTTCCGAAGCACAGGTCGGGAAGGGGTATGATTACATCGGTGTGCTCCGATTCATTAGCCGAGGTCGTCACGACAATAGGGAACGCTGGTTTTGCAGCGAGCTGGTATTCGAATCGCTGCTCGCTGGTGGAATTCGTCTGCTGAACGTCGATGGGTCCATGGTCCACCCCGAAATGCTCACATTTTCTCCGTTAATACGACGCTCACCAGAATTGTCCAGTGACCACAGCCAAACCTGAATTAAATGGCTGGAACATTTTGAAAGAAGCTGAAATATAATCTCATGAGCAAAGAGCACGCAGGAGGAGCTATTCCGTCCGGATTTGCCAGCATCCCGGTCGAATGGACAGAGCGTCATTGTAACGCAATCCCCATCTCATCGTTCGATTATTCCGCCCTGGATAACCTCACGTCCGAATGCCAGGAGGCGCTTGACGATGGGCGGCCAATTGAGCCCATCCTCAAATCATGGGAACTAAAGCAGCGCATGCAATGGATGGCCAAAGGGGCCGCGGAGGTGCTGGCGGAAATCGTCACAGCATCGGACATTCGCAAAGCCGCCTGTGCGTGGAGTTATGTTTGTGGGCTGGACGCAACCCAGGGAACCAGTGGTCCGGCATTGGCTAGTCAATTCGGAATCACCAAGCAGGCGTTTTTCCAATACGTCGATCAAATTGCGAAACGTTTGGGCGGAATGCGCAGGCTAAACATGCGGGACGATTCGGCTCGGGACAAAATGAGGACCCGCAACTTCAGAGGACCACGATGAGCCAGTTGGCGATTACACTGCCACAGATTCGCATCACATCGGTAGGGGCCGATTGTCCTGAAAACATCTCTCGGGATGAATGGCTTCAGATTTGGGACAAGTGCAGCCAAATTGATGCGGCCTTCAACTGGATCAAGGGCGACTTGCTCAATGTGAGCACGCGCTTTGTCGCTAGTGAGGCAATGAGCGATGATGACAAGCAAGACAAGGCCATTGCGGAGCTGTTGCGCGTAGACTCCGAGACGCGGCGTAGATTGCGCAACCTTGCATGGGTTGCCAGTCGCATCCCGATGTCACGCCGGCGTGACACGCTCTCATGGTCCCATCACTACGAGGTTGCTTCCCTCTCACCAGCAGATCAAACGATACTGCTCGACGCAGCATTGGCCAATGGCTGGAGCCGCGCCGATCTGCGCGAACAGGTGTTTAAGCATCGGCACCCGGAATCGGCTGAGCCATCTGGCCCGATCTTTTCCTTTTCGCCAGTCTCAATGCAGAATCAGTTCCTACGTTGGGCAGGCCGCCTCGAAGAGTGGCCGGAGCCGAGACGGATCGCGCTTGTGAAACAGATGCGTCCGCTGCTCGAGTGGCTGAAGCCGCTCATGGAGATGCTGTGAACCATTAGTTCACCCTACTCCCCGTAAG